TGAGTTATACTTTTGATACTGTTCAGAATGTGGGAGTCGTGGTTGCACCACACACAGAGTATAAGGGAACAACTCTTAAGGACATGAACGCAGAACCCTTAAAAGAGAAGTTAGATCCGACAATGTTCGTTCAACCGAGTGCGTGGATTGCTGGTCAGGGTTCCTTACCAGGTAAGGGTACGACCACAGATATTGACATGATGATAGGGTTTGCCCGTCAGATGGCAACACTGGTTGACTTTGCCACCCCAAAGGAAGCGGAGTTATTAAAGAAGGATCTAAATGCATACATTCGTGACGGTGATGAAGTGATCGCAGAGGAGTTCGCCAACTACCAGTTAATTCGTTTATGGTTGCTTGTGAAGAGTATTAAAACTGTGGTAAGGTACATTATGAGAGATGATTTTAAATGCGATTGCTTCATAGCTAATGAATACATCACAGGGGAGGGGTATGTAATGAACAGTAAGCACGGAACATATAAGTTAGTTGACAGAGAGATCTTTTCATATTATAACTTTAATATCATTCGTTCGTGATACAGCAGTTATATGGGGGTTGATGCCCCCGTATATAAAAAGCGAAGGTACCATTAAGCTATAAACGACCCAATTCGACCTTTCAATATCAAGAACTATAAATTTTTTTTTCGCTATATAAAATCAAGTGCAAAGGTTCACTGAATGAAAAAAAATTTCGAAAATATTTTTTCGACTGTAGAGATCGATCCAGTCACAGACAGGTATCATATTACAATCCCAGAGGAAATTATTAATGAGTTTGACTGGTACGAGGATCTTGTGTTAAAATGGAACATAGACAAAGGAGAAATTTACATCACGGAGGCAGATGACTAAAGTTCAAACAAAATCGTATCACGTTTATTTGAATGAAAGGTGTCTATTTAAAAATTTAAATCAAGAAGAGTTTGATGTTGTGTGGAATCGAATATATAAATCTTACTGGACAGATGAGTTAACTTATGTTGAAGTTGCGGAAAACCAGATAGAACCCCATGAAGAATCCTCTTATTAATGCTAGAGATATTAAAAAATCCAAAAACTGAAAATTATCAAAATTTAAAAAATCATATTTTTAATGATCAATTCCCTTGGTTTTATCAAAAAACATCAACTACGGGTGTAGATAATATATTTGGACATACAAATCATCCTTTTTATAGTCATGTCATATTAGATAGACCAGACAAAGGTAACAAATACAGTCAATTAAATTCAAGTATAAGTAAACTTGCCATAGAAGCAATTAGTGAAATTATTGAATTTAATAGTAAGGATATAGAGTTCTTTTTTTTAAGAATGTCTGTGAATGCAACTTATCCTGCAATCGGAAATCAATTTAGCATTCCCCATAATGATCATAGTTTTCCTCATACAAATTTCATATGTTATCTAACTGATAATCATGGAGGAGGTAGAACTTTTGTTGAAGGTCATCAACCACATGAACCAGTAGAAGATGAATGTATTGTCTTTACTGGAGAACATTATTTGGAATTGCCAAAAAAAGGAAGACGTGTGAATATCGTTGCAACTTTGATTTCTTATTAACCATATTGACATTCTCTATATAATATTGTATGATATGAATGTAATTACAAAACATTATGGCAAAAGGATTTACAGTTAAAGCAAAGACTCCTAAGACAACGAAGAAAGAAGAGTGGGATTATAATAAAGCAAAAGAAATGCTCAAAGGAAAGTCAGTTGTATTCTGTCTACCTGGACGAGGAGTTTCATATACCTATCTCAAATCATTTGTACAGTTGTGTTTTGATTTAGTACAATGTGGAGCAAGTATACAGATATCACAAGATTATTCATCAATGGTTAACTTTGCCAGATGTAAATGTCTTGGAGCAAATGTATTAAGAGGTCCTGACCAGTTACCATGGGATGGTAAACTTAACTATGACTATCAATTGTGGATAGACTCTGACATTGTGTTCAATTCAGAAAAATTCCTTCAACTCGTATTAATGGATAAAGATATCGCAGGTGGATGGTATTGTACCGAAGATGGTAAAACCACATCTGTAGCACATTGGTTAGATGAGGATGATTTTCGTAGCAACGGTGGTGTAATGAATCACGAAACTATCGATAGCATATCCAAGCGTAAAAAACCATTCACAGTTGACTATACAGGTTTCGGTTGGCTTCTCATTAAAAAGGGTGTATTTGAAAACGAAGGCATGAAGTATCCATGGTTTGCTCCAAAGATGCAAGTATTTGAATCAGGAGAGGTGCAGGATATGTGTGGAGAAGATGTCTCATTCTGCTTAGACGCAAAAGAAGCAGGTTTTGAGATCTGGTGTGACCCTCGTATTCGTGTTGGTCATGAAAAAACAAGAGTAATCTAAATGTCAGAAAGATATAGTATCTACATTGAGGGTGTTGAGAAGTTTTCAGACCTGAGTCAATTTGAATTTTTTGATATTATGGAAGATTTGGCAATTGAATTCTATCAGACAGGTAAACCAAACCCTTCTGATATTCGTACAGAAATTATAGGAGAGTAAATGTTATGGCAAAAATGAAAAGTAGTCTTACAGGCAACCTGTTTGTAGAGACAAGACCGAAAAAAACTCGTCAAGGAAACGGAAAACACTCGAAATACTCGGCAACTTCGCGTAACTCGGCTCGTAAAAGGTACCGAGGTCAAGGAAAATGAACTGTTGGCACTGTGGTACTGAGTTAATCTGGGGTGCCGATCACGATATGGAAGATGTAAATGATGGAGAAGAGTCCGAATATGACTTTTATTCCAATTTTACTTGCCCAAAATGTCAATCTTATGTTGAAGTCTATCATCACAAATAATGTCTACTCTAATTGCAAACCTACCCTCCTATGAAGTATGGGTAAGAAAAGAATATTTAACTGACCATCAAAGTGGTCACGGTGAATTTGTCAAAGGTGTATGGGTTTCTGCAAAAAGTATACCTGGTCGTGCGTTTTATTTTGAGACTTACCTTCCAGAATATGCTGCAATGTTTGATAAATTGCCAATTTCTGCGTTTACAACCGATCCAGAGTTGCCAAAACCTGATATGACTCTTCATAATCTTCAATTTTGGAACTGTATGGACTACGGAGTCGTTGCAGTACAGAAACAATTCATCGGAAGTATGCACTATGAAGTGATGACAAGGGATTATGGCAACCAAACAGGCACTTATATCTGCACTTTAGACAATTATCATGAAAGTATAGATGGAATTGACTACTCAACAAGCGAACAACCTGCTGAACATAAGTCTCATAACCTTCTTGAACTTGATAATGGTCAATTTTGCCTCTATCCGAACAACAGAATGAGGATTTATGACAACAGTATCACTCCAGAGACCCCAAAAGTGCCCGATTTTAAGGTTTCGACTGTTTATTACCAAGTTGAGAACGGACATGACCGTGATGGACTCGGTTCTGAAGAGAATTATTTCTGGAAAACGGCAAAAGAACGAAAAAATGAACCAGAATTAGGTTAAAAAATTTAAAATCGCCAAATAAGGCGATTTTTTTATGATTTTTCTTATAAATAAAGAGTTAATACTGCAGATATAAATAAATCTAGCAAACTGTTTACTAAATTGAATGAAAACTAGGATATCTAGGTCATTTAAGGACATTAATTTATCATTTAAACCACATCCGATTACAAAAGACCTCCTAATTATCAAAGATGCGAATGCAATTAAAAGATCTGTAAGGAATTTAGTGGAAACTATTCCCAGAGAAAGGTTTTTTAATCCAAATCTTGGTACTGACATTCGATCAAGTCTCTTTGACTTCTGTGATTTTGGTACTGCATCAATAATTGAGAGGCAAATTGCCATAACTATCGAAAATTTTGAACCAAGAGTTGATAATTTGGATGTTGAAGTGATTCCTCGACCAGATGATAATGAATTTGAAGTAAATATCTTCTTTGATATTGTTGGACAACAGTTTCCCTCACAAGCATTTCAGTTCATATTAGAAGCCACAAGATAATATGCCATTTACTAAATTTACAAACCTAGATTTCGATCAGATAAAGACTTCAATTAAGGATTATCTTCGTACAAATTCGGACTTTACTGATTTTGACTTTGAAGGATCTAATTTTTCTGTTTTAATTGATACTCTAGCATATAATACATACATCACTGCATTTAACTC